CCATGATATTCACAGGAGGACACATAGTCTACTCAGAAGTCGAAGTCATCAGAGTAATCAGCAGTATCTGCTATGTACTCTATCAGTGTCTTCATCTTGATGGCCTCAAGACATACGTAAGGACGCCCAGTCTTTGGGTGTTTCTTGTGAGAGATCTTGACATCCCCCGTAGAACCATTACCAATAGCCTTACGTGTCTCCACGGTCATCAACTCACCATCACCCATAACAGCACCAGGTGCCCCCAGGAAGGATGGTCGCTTCAAGTTGAAGGTAGTGATACCCTCGGGTACCAGCCGTAGGTTAGGCATCACCTCTGACCAAGCCTGGGCTTGCTCTGGGTTACTGGTGGCTATCTGGAGGTTATACTCCGGTTTACCCCCGTTGTATCCCGGTACAGGTGTGGTAATCCGTACCCAGTTGAGTGTTACTCCAGCCAGAACTGAGGCTGCTCCGTCCCGTGTATCCCGAGTCTCTACGAAGTTAGTTACCTGTTTAGATTTTCCCATTGTGTATACCCTTTCGTGGTATAAGCTGCCCTTAACTGGACATGATTGTCCCTTAAATGGACAGGATTGCCCTTAAGTGGACATGAATGCCCTCCCGTTATACTTACAGGAGGACACATAGTCTACTCAGTTGTCGTCTCTAACTCCTCAAGGTACTCGAGGATAGTGCTCTTGTAGTGTGCAAAGCTTGAGTACCCTTGGGCTTTGGCAGCACGGTCCTCTGCATCTGCCCGAGAGAACCCAGCATCATACTCCAGGATAGCTGCACGTTCCTCAAAGGACTCTATGTCTGGCATCAGGTTACTCATTTTTCTCTCCTTCATCATTGGGCCGTAACCCTGTTAGTACTTCATATCGCTGGATGGCTGTTGCCATATCAACCAGGTTATCACGCCAGGACTCCCAGCTACGTTCGATCATGGTATCCAGCAAGGCATCCCACTCTTCGTAGAATCCATCTTCGCGTTTCTTGTTATCAGTCATTGTTAACTCCTTTCAAGAGTTAGTAGTGTACTTATGTACACTGGGAGTAAAGCACTCCGCCACAACCCAGACCTCGTTGGAGGAAAGGGCTGAAGGAGGGAGCCTCAAGTAAGAGGAATAAACCCACAGAAGAATCGAGCAGGCGACCATGACCCGTGGGCTACCAGCGAGACAGGCTCACCGGAAGCCTCAGCATCACGTAGACCTGACACGAGACGAGACACTGCATCAGCAGGAACTCCCGCGACACGGCATACTACCGTATCAGCACCACCAACAGAGACAAGTATTGCCTGTCGAGTTGCACACCAACCCAGAGTAGGCTTGGTGGAACAGGTAGTACAAGAGCATACCTCGAATGATACTCGACCTGGCATACCGGGAACACCGATATCAGACCAAGGACGGAGAGATACAGCCCTTGACGCAGCATTACGTACTACGTTAGAGGCTGTAGATGGAACAACGAAAGAGAAAGAAGCCATGATAGATACCTCACAAAAGAGACGCCGAACCCCGACGCAGGGAGAGAACCGAAGCGGAACCCACGAGGACGCCCAGCCGGGAGGAAGCCAGACGCCCACGAAGAAGCCGCAGGAAAGAGGGGGGTGCCCCACCCAAAAGTATGGTTATACCCTAATACCCACAACAAACAGACAGACGAACAAGCCTAACCCACGGGTAACCTACATCCAATTCTATGAAATTTAAATCCAACCCTCACGGGTAACCTGAGTCCAATTCTATGAAATTTAGATTCAACCCCAGTACAACCCAGCTCCCCCCAGTACAACCCCCATAAACCCCCTCCCCGTAGAATCTCAAAAAAATTATTTTATTTTGTGAGCGTGAGTGAGCGTAGAATACGCACACTGAATACGCACACTTTATGGTAAAAATTACTTATTTTTATATAGGTTTTATACCCCTCCAGTATAGTCCATTATTAAAAGGATTTTTTGGGTGAGCTGAGTGAGCGTGATACTACGCACACATACTACGCACACTAAACCGGTATATTTAAGTATACCTTATAAGGGTAACTTTACAAAATGAATAAACCAACAGAACAATGGCATTTATCTAAGAGTGTCCCAGTAACTCTAATCATGGGTCTTCTCATCCAAGCGGTAGCCATTGTCTGGACGGTGTCCACAATGTCAGCAGGTATTGAGGAGAATAAAGGTGATATTCTCCGTAACGAGACCCGCATCACTACTATCGAGACGACAGTCCACGCGCAAGCTATTTCGTTGGCCAGGATAGATGAAAATATCAAGGCAATCAGACAAGCAGTGGAACTGATGGCAAATAACCCTTAATCGATACGTACAAGGTACACATGTACCCAGGAATACCATCCGCGAACTAGTCGTTCGTCAGTAACGGAAGATTCGCTACCTTAGTAACCTTAGAGGTTAGCCGTTATATCGGGTGGGCGTCAGACTCGGGGTATCAGGTACAAACTGTGCCCCGAGCATTACATGATAGAGGTAAGCCCAGTGACACTAAGGGCCTCTCGTCTTAGGAAACCAAGTATGGAAAATAAGCAGAATGAAGGTAGAGCACAGTTGGAAGCTCTACGAGAGTTAAAAAGAAGAAAGAACCTGGAAAGCTACTCTGATGACTTTGAGAAGTTTTCCCGGGATCAGATCAGAATTATTACCAAAGATGCTATAAAAGGGTTTGTTCCCTTCAAGTTTAATGAAGCCCAGAGTATTATTAATGACGCCTTAGAGCAACAAAGAAAAGAAACAGGTAAGGTTAGGGCAATTATTCTGAAGGCCAGGCAGCAGGGTATCTCTACTTTTTGTGCAGGCAGGGTGTTCTGGAAGACTTACTTTCAGCAACATACAAGATCTGTTGTGATGGCACATGATAGTGCTACCTCAGATTCTCTTTTCACGATGAGTAAAAATCTGATTAAGAATATGGAGAAAGAGTTACAACCTAAGTTAGAAAAGACTAACGCAAAAGAAATTATAATTCATACACCAGCTTACTCCGATTCAGATGCAGTGGGGTCCTACAGACTTTATACCGCAGGATCACCGGAAGCAGGCAGGGGAACTACCCCAACTATTCTGCATGCATCAGAAGTTGCTTTCTGGCAGCATGATGAGAAGATCTTGGCGGGACTCTTTCAGGGTATCTCTCAGGCTGATGGTACAGAAGTAATCATTGAGTCCACAGCTAATGGTGCCTCCGGAGAGTTTTACCGGTTATACCAGGCGGCAGCTGCAGGGGAATCTGATTACATTGCAATTTTTATCCCCTGGTTTAAATCAGAGGAATACTGTAGAGCAGTGCCTGATGGGTTTGAACTTACCTTTGAAGAGAAAGACTACAAAGAAAAGTATGAACTATCAGATGAACAGCTTTACTGGCGTAGGTTAAAGATTGTTGAGGGTGGTGTAGACAAGTTTAGACAAGAGTACCCGGCTAATGCTGAGGAAGCTTTCCTGGTTTCAGGGTCTTCTGTGTTCAACCCGGAGAAAATAAATTCTTTCTTACCAGTACAACCTATCGCACTCCGCGGGTATAACACGGAGCTGGGTTCCTTTGATGACACACCTCGGGGTAACCTTGAAATCTGGATACCCCCTGATTGGGATGACAACTATATTATCGGAGCAGATGTTGCTCTGGGAGTGAAACAGGATTACAGTACAGCTGTTGTTCTGAACACTAAAGGACATATTTGTGCTCTGTACCGGGACAACACTGTGGACCCTACTTTATATGGGGAGCACTTGTTTTACCTAGGTCGTTACTATAATAACGCCTTGTTGGCGGTAGAGTCCAACAGTATGGGTGTTGCTACCCTGCAGAGACTCAAGCAGATGAAGTACTTTAACATGTACTATGAAACGAAGGCTGCTAAACTGAGTTCTGAGGAAGGGCAAACACCTGGCTTCAGAATGACTCATGGTAGTAAGCCCAGAGTTATCGGTCAGTTGAAACATGCGGTGGAAGAAGAGGATATTTGGATCCCCTCCAAAGTTATTTTGTCTGAGATGAAAACCTACATATCAACTTCCTCCGGTAAGACAGAAGCGATTGCAGGCAGACATGATGACACTGTTATGGCCTTAGCCATCGCATGGGAAGCCTATCGTACTAATATTGATAAGCTATCCAACAATATGGTTGATTGGCGGCAGAAAAACTTTGTTAACACTAACAATGAGGAGTGGATTTAATGGCTAAGACAAGCAAGCAGATAGAAGATATCAGGAAGAGAATGATGAAAGATCCAAGACAGGCCAACTTCGCTCAACACATGATTAACCCGGATACCCCTGAAGGTCAAGAGAAAATTAAAAACTTTCAGGCAGCGGGGGTCAAGGCTGCGATGGCTGCGCGAGTAGTACGCAAGGAGAGAGATCTCAGGATTGCCGCCCGGGCAGCTGAAATGGCAGAGACCCTGGAGGCAATTAAGGCTATTGCACAAGACCCTTTGGATATTATGAAGTTGCTTATGCATGAGGCAATGGAAGAAGGTGACAGAGAAGAAGCCTTCAAGATTGCGAAAGAACTTGGTGAGTATAGAGCACCTAAGAAAACAAGGGTAGAGTCCGTTACCACGGAAAGAACTACCGCGGACTTGAGTGTGTCGGAGTTAGAAGAACTAGCTCAACTCAAGAAAGATTTGGGAGGATAAGTATGTCAGTATATAAAACGGCAAAAGGTGTTAAGCAGAAGAGCGGTAAAGTATGGGATCCTACGTTGAAATCGAAGAACTCAGTTACCACATCAAGAGCAGCCAAGACTAAACTTAAAGAACCAGAGCTTGTTAGTGCCCACCGCGAAGAATGGCGGAAGAAAGGTAAAGACGGACTACATAGTTAGACTACTTGTTGTGTTGAGACAGACCAACAAGAATTAGACCCATACGGGTGTTAGATAGATAGGAGGCCTATATGGGCGATCAATTGACAGGGTACCGCGAGAAGGTAACTGACGAACAACTAATAAACCTGGTTTCCACAGGGGTAGCTAACTCTGTTGGGGACTTTCTGAATTCCTCTGATTTAGCGAATGATAGAGTACAGTCTACCTATGAGTATGCGGGACTCCCAGAGGGACATCTTAGTCCTAATGGTGTTTCCAAAATTGTATCCTCAGATACCACAGAAACAGTGGAAGCGTACCTTGCTATCATTTCAGAGTTGATGTTCAACAATAACAGGCTGGCAAAGTTTAAGGCCTGGTCTGCAGCACCCTCCGCTATCGCAGCCGCCAATGATGCTTCTGATATGGTGAACTACACCATCTTTAAGAAGAACAATGGTTGGGAACTACTGAATACCTGGGTTAAATCTGCTTTGCTGTGGAAGAACTCTATTATCCGCTGGGATTTCGTGGAAGACTCCTCCATCAGTTTTGATGAGTATGACTCTCTTACTGAAGAGGCCCTGGATCTCAAGCTGGCAGACAAAGAAGTGGAGGTAGTAGGGGAACTAAATTTCAACCCCGAGACCAACACCTACGAGAATGTAAGGCTTAAAAGAACTTCCGATCTATCTCGTGTTAAGCTGGACAACGTACCGCCAGAAAACTTCCTGATCTCTCGGGATGCAAGCAGTATTGAGACAGCCGCCTTCATTGGTGTACAGATAGAGATGTCCCGTTCGGATATCCGTAAAATGTATCCTGATATCGCAGACAGCACGGATGACTGGTCACAGCTACCAAGTACATCAGAAGATCACTCGGTTTACTCCCAGGATCTGGCAGTACGTAAAAGAGTGACAGGCCAGACTTCCTGGCAGGGTATGACCGTCCACGATGACTCTCTGGAAGCTAACCGTAACGTGGCAGTAACAGAGTGCTGGATGGAAGTAGACCGGGATGGCGATGGTATTGCCGAGCTGAAACACTTTATTGTGGCAGGAGATATTATCCTGCATGAAGAAGATTGTAGCTACGTACCTCTTGCTTCCCTGAGTCCCTTTGAAATTCCTTATGAGTTCTTTGGTCTTTCTGTGGCGGACATGACACGTTCCACCACGTTGACCTCCACTGCCATTCTACGTGGCTTTGTAGAGAACACATATCTTACTAACTATTCCCCCAAGTTGGCAGACCCTAATGTAGTGGACTTTTCTGCCCTCCAGAACCTACGACCCAAACAGATTATCCCGACAAATGGTAATCCTCAGGGTGCAGTGGCTGATCTACCTCCAAGCCCAATTAGCGCAGGCACAGTTCCTTTGCTACAACACTTGCAGGTACATAAAGAACAGGCCACAGGTATGTCTAAGGCTGCACAAGGCCTTAATGACGAACTATACGTTTCAGGTAACAGTGAAATGAAACTGAGTCAGGTAATGAATGCCAGCCAGAAACGTATACAACATATCGCACGTAAGTTCGCTGAAGGTGGATTCAAGCGCCTCTGTGATGGTGTATTCAAAACTATCCGCGACAACATGGATGATATCACTATCCTGTCAGATCGGCGAGGAGAAATCCTTAACGTGGACTTGAAGAACCTACCGGAATGTATTGAACTTGAAGTAGATGTAAACTTGGGTGAGAACTCTAACGCCAACAAGCGTGATAAACTAATGTTGGTGGCATCTCAGCTGATACCTATGCTTAAGGAAGCAGGGGCAGGCAGTTTGGTTAAACCAGATGCAGTCGCCAACATCGCTTTTGAACTTCTGAACAGCCTTGATCTGAAACCAGAGAACTATCTTCGTGATCACACTACAGAAGAGTTCTTGAAGGAAGCAGAAGAGATGCAGAAAGCTGCCAAAGAAGCAGAAGATAAAGTTAAAGAAATGAACAATCGTGTTGAGGAGTCCAAAGCTAAACAAGCTGAGGCCAACTCAGTCTACACCAAAGTACAGGCAGATAACTCACTTCAAGATAACATCCGTCAGACAGCTATTTCCCTTGATCGTCACGGACAAGAATGGGCTAAGCTCAAGATTGATGCTATCAAAGCAGAGGTTCCCCCAGAGCATATCCCGGCTCCAGGAGACATGGATGAAATAATGACCAAGGCCGCTGAGATAGTTAAGTCTATTGAAGCAGCACCCTCGGGAAAAGAAGAAGAATCACTGGATGCTATGGTGAAGAAAATGGGAATTGATCCTGCGCAGGCAGTTCAATTACTACAACAAGCTATCGGAGGAGGTGGGCAGTAGCCCCCTCTTCTACCACACCTCTACCCGCAAGGATGACGTGTTTATAAGGTAAATTATGGAAAAATACAGAGAATCAGGTGAGAAGAGGATGACCAAGAAGGTACATCCTGATCGCTTATCACAAATCGCACTACAGGAAGCAGAGTTTGCTGCACACACTCGCAACAGCTTCTTTGACTCAGCCTACGGAGATATCCTCGTGGATTTCTTTTTAGAGTGGTTGAAAACAGAACCCCATGAAAGTAAAAGTCGAGAACACCTATATGCTTGCTCAATGGCGCTTGGTAGCGTTAAAGAGAAGCTAATTAGTATCGAGACTAAGGGACGTAACATCCCTATCATAGAATCACTGGGGGAGGAACATAACAAATGATTAGAAGCAGCAAAGAATCAATAGAGATAGTAGTCACCAACATCGAAAATTCGATTGACTACTATATCACCCAACACACAGCAGATCTCAATGGGGCAAGTCGTATCAGAAACGACGCCAGCATTGTACGGGGCCTGGTCGAGTATCGATCTACCTTGCTTGGTCTGCTTGACGAGGAAACTCCACGGAAGAAAAGAGGTAATCCCAACTTTGGGAAAGATAACCCCTATTTCACCAAGAAGGAGGACACTGAATAATGGCTGAAGATAATAATTCTACCCAAACGGATGACGTATTGGACAGCAGCAGTACTGAAGATCAGATGCTCGCAGACATTCTTAATAGGTCGGAAATACTCCAGGAAGCTGGCGTAGTTCCCACACCTACAGAATCTCAACCCGAGCCTGAGCTACTGGACTCAGAGGAAACAGGAACAGATGAAGACCTTGAAGACCCTGTAGAATCTGCCGAATATGAAGATGATGTTGAACCAGAAGATGGCGAAGAGAAGGCCAGTGATAAAGAAGATGGAGATGCTGAGGCTACCGAAATCGAAAATTATTTACTGGAAGACTTGGAAGACGTTATGGTGACCCATAAAATTGATGGAGAAGAGGTAACTCTGCCCCTATCAGAATGGATTGCTGGTTCCGCTACCAAACAACATCTTAGCAAACAAGGTCGTGAAGTTGGGGAAGCTCGGAAATCTTTGGAAGAAGAGCGCACCCAAAAGCTGGGAGAAATAGAAACCCTGGCAAGCATTGTGGCAAATGAAGTTTATACTGAAGAAACTAACCACCAGAAAAAGTATCATGAAGTTTCTCAGAAGCTGGCAACAGCCCAAAGAGAAGGTGATACCTACGAAATTGGTGAACTACTGCAAGAGCAAACCAAGTCTCAATCTGAGTACTGGGCTGCTCGAAATAAGAGAGAAACACTCTATGCACAAGTAAATCAACAGAAACAACAATTGCAACAACAACAGTTTACCGAATCAGTTAAACAGTTTAATGACACTATTACAGACATCATTCCTGATTGGAGTGGTGAGATTCAACAATCGGTGCGAGAATTCGCACTGGAGGAAGGTCTTCCGGAGGCCTTAATTGATGTAGTGTCTGACCCTGCTTTGGTAAAGTTTGTGGATGAATTCCGCAGACTCAAGAAAGGAATTGAAAGCGGTGCTAAAAAGCGCGCCAAGATTCCCGCCAAGAAATTGCTTGCCAAGAAACCTGCTTCTCCTAATAAACGTAAACAAGATAGGGAATCAACAATAAAAGCTCGAGCATTCAAACAGGATGCATCTAACGAAGATCAAATCGAGTTTTTGAAGAAGTTTGGCCCTACACGATAGGCCAGTATTCGGCTCATACATATAGGTAAAAAATAAAATGGCAACAGGACGTTACGGCACCTCAGGTGTATCAACGCAGGCGGCTTCCGCAGTAGGCAACCGCTTCCCATCAGGCGCATCCAGCGCCGCAGTCTCCGAAAAAGAAGACTTGGCTAACTTCATCTCGATGATTACTCGTGATGAAACTCCATTCATGTCTTCAATCGGCAAAACAAAAGCTACTGGTGTATACCACGAGTGGCAGACAGACGAACTAAAAGCTCCAGGCAACTCTCGTGTTGCACAGGGTGCTGACTTCAGTGCAGTTACTCCAGATGGTCGTACGACTACTGGTGGTGATCATGGCGCTGGTGGTGGTGTAGTACTTGCAGACGCAGACCGTAATCGGGCTCGCCTGGGTAACTATACACAAATCAACGCTAAAACAGTTGCAGTATCCGGCACTAAACGTGCAGTGGATCAGGCAGGTGTTGCTGACGAGTACGCTTATCAGTTGAAAAAGCGCGGCACAGAAATGCGCCGGGATGTTGAAGCTGATTTGATCCATTCGTTGAATGTATCTACTCCAGGTTCCGCTTCCGCCGCAGGTTCGTTTGCTGGTGTACTTTCGTTTGCAACAAATGTTGTTAACGTTGCTTCCACAGACGCTGTCAACACAGCTGCCCGTATTTCTAACGCAGGTGTTACTGCTGCAGAAGCAGGTATTGGTGCTAACAACTTCTCCACTGAGTCTACAGCTGCAAACGTAGGTGAACTTGAGCTATCCCAAATCGATAGCTTGATGCAGACTATCTATGAAGAAGGCGGTAAAGCTACTAAAGTAATGCTTTCACCGAAGAACCGTCGTGCATTCTCGGCCAAAGCAAACGCTTCCGGCTCCAATGTTCGTCGTAACATCGATGATTCAGGTAAACTCCGTGCCGCAGTAGACATCTATATGTCCGACTTCGGTGACGTTATGGTTGAACCTAACTACATCATGGGCCTTGCAGCAACCGCTACAGGTCACGGTGGTACTTCTGCTGACGCAGTTTCTATCCAAGATGCTTTCGCATTGGTTTACGATCCAATGTGGTTCAAACTTGCTACTCTTCGTCCTATGCAGGAAGTTGACGTAGGTCAGAACGGTGACTCCACAGTAGGCATGTTCGTTGAAGAGTGTACTCTTGAATGTTCTAACCCTAACGCTTGGGGTGTAATCGCTAACATCGGCGCTTAAACTTACTATAAGAGGGCATCTTCGGGTGTCCTCTTTTTTACTGATAGGAGAGTAGTAAATGCTAATTAAAATTACAGCGAACGCTAATGCGTTAGTTATCGGGGCAGAGACCTTGATCGGAGCAGCCCAGGAATCGATTGTTGGCCTGAGTGCTGAAAACCGCGTGGAAGTTAATCCTAGTACAGGCAAGGTGACTAAAGTTTACCTATCCCGGGCAGGAGCTACACACGACGTGGTGGCCATCGGTGCTACTGCAACCACCGTGTACAGAATCCAGGTAGGTAACCTTACTAACGAAGGTAAATTCCACACAGTATTGGATTCCCTCTAAGAAGATAGAAAAGGACACAGCATGGCAAGATGGCAACACACCTCAAAAACAGGAGACCTCACAGGTCAACTGATTACTGATACGAATGGTGAGAATATCTGGAAAGTCGAAGGCGACATTTCAGGTACCATCGAGGACGTTAAAAGAGACAGAGAAGCGGGACGTAATAAGAATTCACACTATCAGAAGATGTGTTCTATTCCGAATGTAATTGTGTTAGAGCTTAACACTAAGTATAACCTGGATATACTAGATCCAGAATTTATGCATGATCCTGCACAGAAAAAGAGATTGGTTTATTTGTTGAAAACAGAATATCCAGACTTACTAGTAATGACATAGGGGTTTATTATGGCTACATACGTAGAATTTGTAGGATCTGGTGATTTCACTGGTGATGACGCAGGAATGATTAGGGACTGGGCTAACCGCGAGGTTTCCGTTCTCCCTAACTCGGTGGTGACCCGGTGTTTCGATTATGCAGGCGATAAAGCTTACAGAACACTACGTGTACCGCCACTAGAGATCACTCGAGTTTATGATGTGAATGGAACTCAGGAAGAGATGGATGCAGAGGGAGTAGTGGGTGTCACCCCTGATATTACCCCCAGTGCCTTTCTGGGTGGGGGTGAAGTACTATCTATGCGGGTTCCCTCTGATTTGACTGAGATTATCTTCATACGAAGGGCGGATACTGTTACAAAGAACTCAGGTATTGTGTACAATGAAAAGGTA